GGCGTGGTGCCGGGCGTGGTGCCGGGCGTGGTGCCGGGCGTGGTGCCGGGAACCGTGCCAGAGCCCCTTGCGTCGAGTTTCGCTGCCAGCGTCTGCAACGCCGCCTTGCTAGCAGTCGCTGTGGCTGCGGGGAACGGGGAACCCGTCACACTCTTGAACGCGGCGGAGTTGGTCCAGACAGCACTGGGAGTACCCACAGGGATCGCACCGAGGTCCATGAGAGCCTGGTTGATCAACTTGGACGCCGCGTTCGCTGACGACCCCCCGGTCGCCCACTTGGTCCACACTGCCGCCGGATCGAAGACACCACCAGTCGACAGCGACGCTCCGAAACCCAGGAAGTAGCCGGAAGAGGGACGAGCCCGATAGACAACGAACGACATGTCACTTGCCCTTGTTAGAGAGGAGGCGTTCTGACAGATTTTGTGTACGCGACGATCGCCCTACTTGCCTACGATCCACGCAGGCACCTGTTCTGGTCTTGCGCGATACCATCGGATGCCTACGATGACACCTACCGTGCCCGCCAGTGCAGCCCACGCCCAGCCCGGAACACCCTTGTTCGCGAGAGCGTTCTGCTCTGCCGCGCCCAGCCCGGCCAATCGCGACACGGCATTGATCAGGAGCGGCGAACCTTCCTTCGCCACCTGAATCATGTCCGCAACGGATACCTGCGGGGCTGCGCTCACGTTCACGCCACCGAGCTAGACCCGGCGCCCCTCTTGCGCTTCGACGTAACCACGGCGATCGTCGCTACGGCGACCGCGGCGACTCCGATGAGCAGGATACCGCGGCCTCCGCCGAGCATGCCAGCAGTCGAGGCACCACCGGAACCACCCATCCATCCGTACGCCTTGCGCGCGAGGGTCTGGAAGTCTGAGAGCGTGAACGACTCGTAGGAGTCTCCACTCGGCGTCACACCGGGGTTGGAGCGTGCGAAGGCCGCCCAAGCCGCACGGCTGTTGGTTCCCCAGGTTCCGTCGACACCCTTCGGGTCGAATCCGGCCGCGAGCAGCGCCGCCTGAACGATGCCGACAGACGCCTTCTTCCCCGGATCGGTGCAGGTGGCCTTGCCTTTCAGCGGAGCGCAGATCGGCAGCCATGCCTGCCACTGAGCGAACAGCGACGCAGGGTCGAACCCGGCGTCCGGCGCACCGAAGCCGCTGTAGCTCGGAGCCACACGACGAACGGGGGACGTGTAGTAAGCGCCGAGGCCGCTGGTTCCGTAGGTGATGTAGCTCATGGGCGTCCTGTTCGTTTCGTAACTTCGTTTCGTAGCTACCGTATCACGATAGCTTTCACTTGAGTAGGTACGAGACTTCACGCTCTCGACCGACGCCCGCACAGTCGCTCGCAGGCGACGACACATCGTCGGCCGACGCCTGGTTCTGGTTAGCGAGCAGGTCGATCGAGAGCATGACTTTACCGGGGCCGCAGACGGTTCTGGAGCGAGTCGCTCATGTTCGTCTGCACGAGGTACCCGAAGAGTTCGCCCTGCACGAACGCCAGCGGCGTCGGCACCGGACGGAAGATCACGCAGCCGAGCGCGACGCTCACGCCCTCGCGGCATACGTACGTGAACGGAGCCGGAGCCGCAGGGCCGACGCGGCGCGCGCGGTTCGGAAGCAGCGACGTGCCGGGGTTCGCGGTGCTCGCGAAGCTGTTGGCTGCGGCGCGGTTGAACTGCGCCCGCACCGCTCGCGACTCCGCGAAGATGTCCGCGCTTGCCGACAGCGGGTTCAGCTGCGGCTCGAACTGCTGGCGCGTCGTCTGGACCGGGATCGGGTCCAGCTGAAACAGCAGCGACGCCGGGCGCTTGCCGTCGAGCGTAAGATCCCAGCCGAGCACGTTCGAGAAACGCGCGTCCTCGGCGGGCACGTAGTCGCCCGCGTCCGTGCCCGACAGGCGGTACACCGAGAACTGGTACCCCATCAGCCAGAGGTGAACTCCGGCAGGCACCTTGAACGAGCCAAGCTCGAACTGGACAGGACGCTGCGGAGCTACGCCGGGGTTGTACCAGCCGTCGTCCGGGAGCGTCCGGAACATCTGGTCGAACACCGTGATGCTCGGGTGGAGCACCTGCTGAAGCAGTGCGCCACCCGGCTGGTGAACCGCGAACGGCTCCGATCCCTGCCCAGGGGTGCCAGCGTCCTGACCGAAGACACGCGACGGGACAGGAAACGATCGGTCGGGGGCCGACCGAGGGAACATCAGGGAGCCACCGGCTGGATGATACGGTAGCCTTCCCAGCCGAGGGTGAGGATGCCGTCCGGCAACCGCACGATCGGGTCCGTCTGCGCCGTGCCGACCACTACGGGGTCGACGCCGTTGTCTAAGACGTAGGCACCCGGCGTGACGATACCCTCGTGAGGATCGTACTGCCCCGAGAGGAAGGGGAAGCCGATCACGGAACCCGCCGGAGCGAGCAGCTGACCGAAGTAGATGTTCTTGCCATCGGCGTTGCCGACGGGCGGATTGTTCACGTGCGTCGGGCTGACCTGCACGGTGATGACCTCGCCACGCTCGAAGAAGTCGAGCGCGCCCAGATCCCACGGCGCGTTGATCGACATCGACCAGAACGCCGACGGAACCGGGATGTTCTGGCGCGGGTAGCTCGACCCGGCGTTGATCACGGCGATGCGACCGTCGAACTCCATCGTGCGGAAGCCGCTCGCGGAACTAGTGAACGCGGGAAGGCCGTCGGAGATTGCGGACGGCGGCGTCAGCCCGAGACCCAACTGCAAAGCAGGATCCTGCTTGATCGGCCCCTGCGCGTCGAGCAGATCCCACGCCGAACTCACCGGACGGAACCGACCGAAGCTACGGCCGGAATACCTGGCCGGGCTGTCGATGATGCCGTTGATCGGGTTGACCTGGAACTCGAAGGCGCTCTGGAACGTCGCCATGCGCTTCACGGCGACGAACGGGCCTTCCTGCGAGATCGTCAGCGACCCCTGCTGGATGCTGGTCGTGTTCGCGCCGATCGGGATGTCGACCAGGAACGTGAACGGGACGCGACGGCCGGGAATGTTCTCGATCCGCACGAGGCCGGGGGCGTCGTCGATGCCGAAGCGCGTCGTCTTGAGCACGTCCACCGCAGCGGCGATCTCACCGAGCTTGCGGGATGCGTTCTCCAGGACATCGTCGCGACGACGGATGTGCTGCGCGATGTTGCCGTAGCGGCTCTCGAAGTCCTGACGAAGCCGCGCAAGATCAGACCGCATCTGCGAGATGGGATCTGCGCCGCCAGGGAAGCCGCCACCCGGGGGAAACTGACCGTATGCCATGACTGTTCTCCTCTCGGCTCTGCGCCGAGGTTCGTCCTACATAGAGGACGCTCCCCCCGAGCCTGCCGAAACAGGCCCGAGGGGGTCGTCTGCCGGTAGTACGCAGGAAGCCGTTAGGCTTCTGTACGTATTACTGGACGTCGCGGCTGAAGAGGCCGTCGAACGTGAACGAGATGACCTTGTTGACGAGGTCGACCGCGTTGAGGTTGCTCGTGAGCGAGAGCATGTTCCGCGACCCCTGCGTGGAGCCGAAGATGCCCGCGTTCCCGCCGTCCGGCAGGTTCACGATCTGCGCCTGGCAGAGGACGTTCTGGCGAGGCGGCAAGAGAATCGCACGGGCCAGGCGGAGGATACCGCTGTGGTCCGGCGTGCCGTTTCCCCAGTGAATCAGATCCGTGACGCCGCCGTTGTTGCCGAACAGGCCGCCGCCGTACGGGAAGTACGCCGTGGGCATGCTCGTGAGCGACAGCTTCTGGCCCGACCCGAACGACCAGAGCAGCTGCTCCTCCGCCTGCCAGTGGAGGCGGTAGACGTCCTGGTAGTTGCCGACGGCCTGGCCGTTCAGCGTCTGCACGCCCGTGCCGCCGCACTGGACGGTCGCCGCGTTGTAGTCGCCGTTCGACGTGAGGACGAACGGACCCGCGCCCGTGCCCGAGCAGTCGACCGTCGCGCCGCGCGCCACCGAAGCGCGGAACCACGTGAAGACGCGGAGCGCCAGGACGACCATCGACTGGTCGCTGGGCAGCGTCGAGCCGTTCTTGAGGTTCGACGCGCCGTCGTCCTTGCCCGCCTGGGTGAACAGCTCGGTGCGGTCCTGGACGTTCGACGCGTAGTAGCCGGAGCTACGAATGAGAGTATCGCGGAAGGGCTGGTGCACCCGCTCGCGCACGTTGGTGAGCTTCGCCATGTATCTACCCTGCGGTTACCATGTTGGTCGGGCTTGGTTCCCGTTCGACCGCAGGCTCCTCGCTCTGGAGAGTTGCGCGCTGCGTGCCCAGAGCACACACGCAGCGCGTTGTTGCTATTCGTACTTGATCAGGAACACCCTGTCAAGCGACTTGTACTTACTGAACGTCTCGGCTGAAGAGGCCGTCGAAGGTGAAGCTGATCACCTTCTGGAGCGCGTCCACGGCGTTGAGGTTGCCCGTGAGCGAGAGCATGTCGCGCGACCCCTGCGTGGAGCCGAACGTGCCAGCGTTGCCGCCGTCGGGAAGCCGAACGATCTGCGCCTGGCAGAGCACATTCTGCCTCGGCGGCAACAGAATCGCCCGAGCCAAGCGGAGGATCCCGCTGTGGTCCGGCGTGCCATTTTCCCAGTGAATCAGCGGCCCGCAGGAGCAATCGCGGCGGATTTCGTACAAGTAGGCGTACAACGGCCCGGAAATCGGAGCGATGCCAGGCGTCGGCGCGTACAGCGTGATCTCCAGGCAGGGATCGCCCCCGTCCGGACCAACCTGGAACGTGATCGGGAAGCTGGAGGCCGGGATCGTGGCCGTGAACGATGCGATCCCCTTGCCTTCGACAGTGACGACATAGCTCCCAGGCGACTCCGACAACTCCACGCTGACCCCGATCACAGATCCGGCGCAGCACCCGCCCAGGCCACGAATGACCGGCGGTGCACTGGGCGAACCCGTCGACTCCAACACGATAGCCGCGCAGCAGGCCGTGCCTGCGTGACCCATGTCGCCGTAGATACCCCCACCGTACGGAAAGTACGCCGTGGGCATGCTCGTGAGCGAGAACTTCTGCCCGGAGCCGAAGCTCCACAGCAGCTGCTCTTCCGCCTGCCAGTGCAGGCGATAGACGTCCTCGTAGTTACCGATCGCCGACCCGTTGAGAATCGGAGCGAGGGTGTTGCAGTCGGCCGTCGGCTGAATGTCGCCGTTGCACAGCAGAACCGTCGAGGTACACGGCCCATCCGGCCGCGCGGCAATCAGGATCTGCTGCTCGTTCAGCGACGAGCCGCCAGCCGGACTGGCCACGCTAGGACCGGGCCGGAAGTCGCAGCACACCGGAAACGGGCGAAGCTGCGACGCGCGGAACCAGGTGAACACCCGCAGCGCGAGCACGACCATGCTCTGGTCGCTCGGAAGCGTCGAGCCGTTCTTCAGGTTGCTCTCCGCGTCGTTCTTCCCCGCCTTGGTGAACAGGTCCGTACGATCCTGCACTGCCGACGGGTACAGGCCCGAGGTGCGAATCAGCGTATCTCTGAAGGGCTGATGGACCCGTTCGCGCACGTTGGTGAGCTTCGCCATAACGTCTCCGTAGTTACTGCACGTTGCGTACAGGGACTACTTACAGAATGATGCAGAACAGGCCCGCCACGCTGGGTTTCAGCATGGCGGGCCGTTCTCACTTCGGTGATCAGCCGAAGATGCCGTCGCCGCCCTGGAGCACGCCGGTACGGAGAGCCTCCGCGCCGTCGCCCACCGGGACCGCGAGATCCGACGGGTTCACGATCGAGAGAGCACCCGCGTCCCCGATGCCCGAGGTAGCCTCGGCCACGGAGAGCGCGTACTCCGCCGCGCTCGTGTTCGGCATGATGCCCTCGTCGGTCTGGCCGTAGCCAGAGTACACCGCGGGAGCGCGGACATCGTAGTCACCGATGCCCTGGACGCCCGTCGCCATGTACTCGCCCATGCCCGCCGCCGCCTGCTCGATCGCGCCGTAGCCAGCAGCCGCCTGCTCGATCGCGCCGTAGCCAGCAGCCGCCTGCTCGATCGCGCCGTAGCCAGCAGCCGCCTGCTCGAACGCGCCGAAGCCCGAGGTGGCCATGTACTCGCCCATGCCGGACGTCGCCATGTACTCACCCATGCCGGACGTCGCCATGTACTCGCCGTAGCCACGGTACGCCTGCGGGTAGCCCGCGAGGTAGCCCACGACCTTGTCGCCGTACTCGTTCCCCTTCAGCAGGGACACGATCGCGCCCTGGACGAAGGAGACCACCATGCCAGTCTTGACGAGGTTGCGCTGCTCGGACGAGAGTCCCTTGCCCGCCATGTCGGTGAGCGGGATGCCAGCCGCGATCGTGATGAGGCCCGAGAGGATCGGACGAACCTTCGCCCCGGTGCCCGACTGGAGCGCGGTCACCTTGCCGAGCACCATGTCATCGACGAAGTGCGCGAGCGCGCGGTGGACGAGGAAGCCGCCGACCGCGACGCTGCCGGTCTTCACGGCGTCGAGGAGCGTCCCGGCGAAGCCGTTCTCCTCGTAGTGACGCCGACGGGTCTTCTTGAAGCCCTTCCGGCCCCTACGGCGAGGGCCAGCGTGGCCGTGGCGGCCACGACGGTTCTCGTCGTACATCCCGTAGGCGTTCTCGTCGTACATCCCGTGGCCGTTGGCGTCGTACATCCCGTAGCCGTTGGCGTCGTACATCCCGCCGCCGTTCGCGAAGTACGCCTTGACCGCCGTGAGACCCTTGCGGGCGCTCTTGCGGATCTTGGTGATCTTCTTCGCGGTCTTCTTCTTCGACCGCGCGGGCTTGAACGCCCCGAGCAGCTTGGCGAGCGACTTGATCTCCGACCGGGCGCGCGAGCGGCGCTTGCTGTTCGCCTTCTTCTGCGCCTTGGTGAGGTGCGGCCCGTAGCCCTTGTGCTTCTTGGCCGCCTTCGCCGCCTTCGCCGACTTCTTCGCCTTCGACTTCTTGGCCTTCTTCTTCTTCTTCTTGCCGTTCTCGTTCATCAGATCCTCGTAGGACACGACGCGGGCGTTGGGGTAGAAGAGCGACTTGCCCTCCAGGACGGACTCCGCGGCCTTCTTGCGGAGCTTCGCGAGCTTGTCGAGACGGTTGAGGAGCGAGTCGGCGCGCTTCGTGCGCGGACCCATGATCTCCTCCTGGGCCTTCTTCAGTTCGCGCGCGCTCTTCGCGCCGATCAGCGCCCAGGTCGGGATCTTCGCCGCCCCGGTCTTCGTCGCACGGGCGTACGTACGCACCGTTCGCTTGCCGACCCTGGCGCGAATCGACTGGAACTTGCCCTTCGGCCCGTACTTCCGGCCGACCAGCGCCTTCTTCTTGCTCTTCGAGCGACCCTTCTTCTTCGCCTTCTTCTTCGCCATCTTCCTCGCTCCTGATGTGGACGATGCCCGTCCGGTTGACGCCCGTTCGGACCGGGCCTGCTTTTCTTCCTTCGCCGCCTCTGCCGCGAGCCGATCGGCTTCCGCCTTGGCGGCGGCAGCCGCCATGCGCTCCACCTCCGCGGCAGCCTTGCGCGCCTCCGCCTCCTCGCGCTTTCGCTTGCGCTCGGCGGATTTCTTGGCAGCGCCCGTCAGCGGACGCCGACGCTCCAGCGCCGCCTCCATCTGCTCCGGCGTCGGGCGGTCGACCACCGCCGACGCTCCGCCGATCGGGTCGTACGGGTTCGGGAACATCCGCAGCATGCGAGCGTCCTCGACGCGCATGCCGCGACCCAGCATGGACTGCGTCTGCGCGTAGCGGCCGGTGTAGTCCGACAGGCCGTACGCGCCCGGGCCATTCACCGAAGCGATGGAGGTGACCCCCATGCCGTTCGGAACCGAACGCTGGTACGACTTCGCCTGCTTGAGCGTGATCCGCCGAACCTTGCCAACCGCCATTGAACGCACCCGTGCCTTTCGCATGGTGCGCCGGTCCCGAGCGACGGAACCAACCGGCGTGATGCTCGACGGAAACTCTACGCTACGTAGCTACGCGGTCAAGCGATTTCTTCGCAGACAGACGAGTGCGGATTTTCTCGCACCGCTCGCAGCCGCAGATACCGACAGAAGCAAGCGCGTGGCGGAGAACCATCGCGATGTTGACGAGATCCGACACCGCAACGGTGGCCCTGACTGCGTCCTTCTGGTCCGACGCGTCGGAGTAGCGGTCTACGCTGCCCGCGAGCAGTGCGAGTAGGTAGTCGACGATCTGATCGCTGTCCGCAGTCTCCCCGAGACTCTCAGCGAGGCTTTCGCGCAGCACGTCGTTACGTGCCGACGCGCACGCGGCGATCGTCGCCATCGCGATGGACGCTGTCTCGGCCTGGACCGAAGCCGCTGGCGGAAGCGCCGGAGCAGCGGCTCGTCGCACCCTGTGAGCGTTGCGCTCCAGGCTTCGTGCGGTCGGCGCGCTCCCGCTGGCTGCCGCCCGCCGCTCGTGCCGGTTCAAGCGTCGCCCTCGGCCACGATCCGGTCTCGCATCGCGATGCCGTCTACGTGCTGCGGCGCTTCGCGCTTCGCCTGCTCGATCAGCGCCTCGAACTGCGCTGCCGTGCCGACCGGAGGATCTTTCGGGTTCAGACCGAACGCGATCGGAGCCTGGCCCTTATCGACGCGGTGCTGGTTCACCGCCACGAGCGCAGACCGAAGCCACGTTCGGGCTTGCTCGATCGAGTGCTCCAGCGCGTTCTGCGCGTTGAGGTGCTCGCGGCTCTGCGTGAACCACATCTCCTTCCACTGATCGCGCTCGCGCAGCACGGCTTCGACGACCGCGAACAACTCGCGAGCCTTCCTGCGCTCGTTCTCGACCATCGCAGTAGCCTGCTCGGCAGCAAGCAACGCCGCCGACGTGGCCTCCTTGCTGGCGGCGTCTGCACGGCGTAGCTCCTCGACGCTCTTCTCGGCCTCGGTCTTCCAGTTCTGAGCCTCCACGGCACTCCGCAGAACCTGCTCTTCCAGGTCGAGCCGCTGCCGATGCTGGCGGATCGCAAGCACGACACACAGCGTCACCCACACCACGCTCGCTACGATGCTTTCGGTCACGTGTTCTGCTCCTTGCACCAGCTGACCCACGCCGATCTCGACGATGGAGTCACCGCTTCCTTCGGCACGACGCGCGCGCGTCCGTCCCACCAGACCACAACCGACGGCTGGCTGCGAGCCTGGTCCCTCTGAAGGGACTCGCGCTCGCGCTCGTCTGCGAGCAACGCCTCCAGAACCGTGCCGACTGGCGTCTCTACGACGCCAGCGGCCCAACCGATGTTCCCAGACACCCGTACGTAACCACGAACCTGTCGCCCCGCTTGCGCGGCAGGACTGGTCACGGCGTCCGCGGCCTCGCTGGGCGGAGCTTCTGCCTCGGGCGGGTCGTCCGATGGACGGACGGTGGGAGGCAGCACGATCGGACGGCGCTGCTTGACGTGCGAGAGCAGCACGAGCGTTGCGCGTCGGGCCACCTGCGCCGCGAGCGACGGCTTGAGCGACAGGCCGAGCGACTCGACGTGCGCGAGAACGCGCACGACGGACACGTCCGGCTGCGGGATCCGCTCCAGCGGGCACCGTAGCTCCGTGTCGTACGCAGCCAGCAGAAGCGTCGCGAGCGTACTCGGCAACACGCCGCCGATCAGTGCGCCTTCCGCCAGCGGCGCGACGCAGTCCGCGAGAGCCTCACGCACCCCTCGGCCGGGAGCCGACGCCGACGGCGCAGCGTTGTCGGCCGCCCAGGTCGACTCGTCGCCCAGATGCGCGGGCAGTAGACCTCTGATCATCAGACGGGCCGCCGTCTTCGACGCGTCCGCGCGGCCCGCGCTCACGCGACGTGCGACCTCGGCGCTCTTCTGGACGAGCTTCACTCGCTCGATGGCCTGCTGGTGCTCTTCCACCGTGAGATCCTAACGTGTCACGAATGACAAGTCAACCGTGACACGTTCACGCCACGCGCCTGCGCGGCGTCCCAGCAAGTTCGATGCACCGAACGAAGTCTGCGCGAGCGAACCCGGCGGCCAGCGCCTCGTTGGCGTCCTTGAAGTGGCGAACATCGTCGCCGTCGAGGGTGGCCCAGGCAACGCGGAACGCTTCGGCACCCGAGTCACGCGCACGGTCCCGTAGGTATCTCCAGGCTTTTTCGCCCGACTCGTCCTGATCGACCGCTACGTACCAGTTTCTGAAGATGCCGCAGAGCGGCTCCAGGCTCACGGTGGTCGCGCTGGCCGAGCCGTCGGGCAGGCTGACGACGTTCGAGATGCCGACGGACACGAGCGCGAGCGCGTCTAGCTCGCCCTCGGTGATCACGATGCTGTCGAGCGGCGTCAGCGCGAGCGAGAGCCGGTCAGCGAGCCAGAGCGGCGCTACGGCCTTGGCTCCAGGCTGCGCGGGGTCGGGACGCGGCTCGTTCCAAAACCGCTTTTCGCGAATCGCGCGAACCTTCACGCGGCACGGCGTTCCCGTCATCGGGTCCACGTAGACGAACCCGACGCAGTCCGCGGGCATCGCGATCACGCCGTAGCTCCGGTGGTCGAAAGACTCGGAGAAGCCACGCGAACGCAGGAAGCGGTTCACGTGCTCGTCCGGCAGCGACGACCACTCGTCGAGCCTCGCCTTCGGTAGCGCGAGCACCCGGTCGTTGCGCGCGCCTCGAACGCCGATCTTCGGCTTCGTCGACACTTGCGCCGAGGCGGCCGGTCGCGCCGAAGCGATCGGGCGAAGCCGATCGGCCCCGGGCACCTCGTAGCCCATGTCGCGTAGCTGCCGCCACGCGTCCTTGCGGTCTAGCTGCTTGAGTTGCCCGTACAGGGCGACCGCGTCACCGACGTTCTCCGGCTCGTCGCACGACCAGCACTTCCAGATCTCGTCGCCGCTTCGCGACAAGAACACGCGGAACGTCTTGTCGTCGCGCTTGTGCTTGCGGATCGGGCACTGCGCCTTGCCGGGCGCAGACGGCAGTGCGACGCCGCACAGTCGGCCCACTTCTCGGATCGTGATCTTGCTCACGGGTTGCCTCCCGACGGCCGCCGGAACGGCCTCTGTCCACCACGGCCGCGCTGCTGCTGCTGCTGTTGCTGGTCTTGCTGGGACGCCGGATCCTCAATCTTGCGCGTCCAGTCGAGCACCGCGCCGGTCACTTCGTGCGTCGCGACGATGTACCGATGGCCAACCGAAGACGCCCACTTCAGCTTCGCGAGCTTGGCCCACAGCTGGTGGTCTTCGTCACGCCAGAGAAGCAGCATCACCTCGGCTTCGTTCTCGATGTCGCCCGCGTACTTACACGAGTTGACCGTCGGCTCGGTGCCGTTGCGGTACTCGTCGCGCGCGTACTGCGAGAGCACGACCAGCGCGACGCCGACCTCGTGCGCGCACTTCTTGAGTTCGCTGACGATGAACGCGACGTCTTGCGTCTTGTTGTTCGACGTCTGATCCGGCTGAACGGCTTGGATGTAGTCGACGACGACCATGTCGATGCCGTGCAGATAGCGATGCTGGCGGATCGAGTTGCACACCTGCGACACCGTCCACTTCGGCGCGTGCACGGTCTTGACGCGACCCTGCTGGTGCGCGCGCATCTTCACCGCTGCGGCGTCGATGATCTTCGGGTCCGCGACGGGCGACGAGCCGTGCATCGCTACGCGGATGTCCTTCGGCGCAAGCGGTGGGTCCGCGTAGTCCGCGAGCATGCGGCACAGCAGAAGCTCTTCCGAGTCTTCGACCGAGATGTACAAGCAGGTCTTGCCGAGATCTGCCTGGTTCTTCAGCATCTTGGTCGCGAAGTAGCTCTTGCCGTGGTTGGTCCCGCCGCCGATCACCATCATGTCGCCACGGCCGAGACCGCCGCCGGTAGGGCGATCGATCTCCGAGAAGCCGGTGGGCACGATGCTTCCCGCGGACCCCTTCGAGCGCCACGCCTGCGCCGACTCGTCGAGCGACTTGACGCTGGTTCCGTTGTCGTACCGCTGCGCGATCGCCTGCGCCTCGACGACCCACTCGTGCCGCAGGGCCAGCGGGTCCGCCGTGCGCTGAACGCGCTCCGCGAAGTTCTTCGCGGTCTCCGCCCACACACGGAGATCGTCGGTCGCCCGAAGCTCCTTCGCGAGAACCGTAAGCGCGTACTCGACGCCGACGGCCGGGTCTCGGCAGAGCCGCAGCAGGATGTTGTGACCGTCCGGGGTTCGGAAGCGCGCGCCGAGCTTGCGGGCGTGCTCCAGGAACTCGCCGTCCGAGACCGAGTCCGCCTGCGGGTTGGTCCGCATGACGTTTTCGATCGCCATCCAGAGCAGTCCGTAGTCGGGCGCGTCGAAGTCGGTCGATCGCAGGCCCGTAGCCATCAGCGCCTTCGGATACGCGCGCGCCGCGACGATCAACGCGTGCTGGCACTCGACGCGGCGTCGCAGGTGCTCTTCGACGGTCTCGCCGTCGGCCTCTGCGCGCTCTACTTCGACCAGACACCGGAACGCCTTCGGCGGCGCTTCGGCGCGCTCGTTGTCAGCGGGCTGCGACATGCGCGCCCCCAGCGGCAGCCTGGCTCCACTGACGCGGATCACGTCGAACGGGAAGCACTGTAGATAGTCGTCTTCTTCCGGTTCGATCGGCGGCCACTTCTCGCAGAGACCCTCCGGCAATCGGCGCGGGAACAGGTGGCTTCTCACGCAGAAGCCACGAGGGTTCTTCTCTGCTTCGGGAACGGCCTGATCGAGCAGGAAGCGTTCGGCCCATACGTAGAACAGGTCTTCCGCCCTGGGCCGGTTCTGATACGCCGCCTCGCTGGCCTGCGACCAGACCTGCTCCAGCGCGACGACGTCTACGTCCGAGAGCGCGATGTGGGCGGCGCGATCGGCCACGTACCTCGAACACAGGTACATCCAGACGGCGCAGATCGCGTCGCGCGTCGGCTCGTCCACGCTCGACTCGTGCACGACGTCGTCCGTCGCGGAAGCGTGCGGCTCCGGCTCGACGGCGGACGGCGCAGCTTCGGCCTCGGCAGGCTCGACGGGCTGCGAGCGCGCGGGTCGCTGGAGCCACACGACGGCATCTTGCAGCGCGCTGACCGCCGCCTGCGCCGACGCGAGAGCCTGTTCGGCGTCCGCCAGCCTGATTTCCAGCTGCGCGATGCGCGCCCAGAGCAACTCCTCGCGCTCCGCGAAGTCGAACGGCGGCGCGGCGGGGCGCTTGTCCGCGAAGAGCGTGATCACGTTGTTTCGGCGATCAGACTCTTCGGCGGAGGTCGGTGGCATCAGTTCGCTTTCAGCCTCGGGACTGGACGGACAGGGACTGGACGGACAGGGACTGGACGGACAGGGACTGGACGGACATTCGTCTGCCGACGTCCGTCCTGCCCCCCCTCCATAGGAGGGGGGCAGGACGTCGGCAGGTCCGACCGGACGGACACCGACCGGACGGACATCGTCGAAAAACGCTGTGATTTCGCTGGTTTTCGCGTCGGACTGGACGGACATTTCTGTGTCCGTCCAGTCCCCGACCGGACGGACACAGTGTCCGTCCGGTCCGGGCCTGATTTGTCCGTCCGTCGGGGGGGGTCGTGTCCGTCCGTCGGGCGAAGAGCCGCGCGTAGAAACACGGCGCTCACGACGAGCGTCGGCCTCCTGCTGTCGCAGCAGCGACATCCGAGACTGGTACTCGGCATCGGACTCACCCGGACGTCGTTCTCGCTTCGCACGCTTGGCCTGTGCCTCTGCTTGGCGGATGTTGGCGAGCCGAGCCTGATACTCGATCTCTGATTCACCAGGGAGACGGCCCCTCTTCTGACGGCGGCTCACTGCGGTGCTCCGCAGGAGTGAATGTGCTTGACGTGCCCTGTGCAGGGTGCCAGGCTTCGCGCCGACGTCGGGGCTGACTCCTTCCCAGTCTCGTTGTTCATGTCGAAGCGCCTCTGACAGCTTCGGCCTAGAGCGCCCAGAGTTTCCGGCTCTGGGCGCTCGCCTTTGGGGGACTTGATCGTTCCTGGCGCGGTTCCTTCCTCACCAGGGACGGCGACGGTACGCCGCCGCCTTGAGTCGGTCAAGCACTCCGCCGATCGAAAAATCGAGGCACTACAGGTCGTGTGTGCGCCGACGGAGCACCACCAGGACTGGTGGTTGGACTTGGACGTTTCGTAGCTACCGGCGAAAGTGTCAAGAAGCCTCTTGTGCTGGCGGCGGCCAGTGACTAGTTTCGCGCGCCATGCCGAACGACGAAGCCACGCCGCCGAACGGAGATCCCCAGGAGGTAGCCAGTGCTGACGGCTCGCAGGTAGCCGCGAGCAGCACTGAGCAGACGCCCGAGGAAGCCTCCAACGATCGCGAGAACATCGAGATCAGCATCAGGGACGAACTCGCGGAGCAGTTCCCAGTCGAGACCATCAATGTCGGCGTCGATCCGGACGACGGATTGCCGACGCCAATGGACGCATCCGACGCGATTGCCATCGCGCCCGGATTTGGGCCTGACACTGTCGTCTGCATTGAGGACGAGCGCGAATACGTCGAGTGTTTTAGCGACGAAGAACTCCCGCGAGGCGCTCGTTTGCCACAGGTGGTCGATGCTGCGCTCTACCCTGCTGACTACGAGCCTCGGCGCGCGCGAAAGGGGCTGGCCATTGAGCCTCCGACGCCCGCGCAGGGGTTCGTGGTTCTGCGCTCGCAATACGACGACGATGGCCAACGTGTCGAGCGTCGCAGGTTCGAGCCGTCTCGCGTGATCGAAAAGTGGGGCGCGAAGTTCGTCGAGACCGTGGGCGGCCTACTGCTGGTCAAGCCGCGTCGTGAGCGGTGCGAGCACTACACGCGCATGGTCTTCGCCAACGACGACCCCGCGTTCAAGCCGGGCGAGTTCGGGCACCAGGTGCTGTACCGCAACTGCACGCGACGGCGCAGCGTCGGCGGCGCGCTTATGAGCGTGCAGGATCAGGCGGTGTACGCCTGCGAGCATCGGGATCCGCCGGACTTCGTTTCCGTCGAGCGGTTCCTCGACGGGCCGGATCGCAAGCGTATCGCTACGAAGGTAGAGCAGGTTTCGCTCTTCAACCTCAAGGAGAAGTGAGATGGTGATGCAGGTTCCCGAAGAGTCTCAGCAGCCGATGGACGAGTTGTCGGCGCTGGCTCAGTCCATCATCAAGGATCAGCGGCGCATCGCGGCGATGCAGAACCCTTCTTCCGCCGCAGTCGCGACGGAGATGTCGGGCACTCTGCTCGCGTACGACCGCGACCTCGCGAGCTACCTGGCTCGGTTCGAGGCGTCGGTGATCGCGAACTTCCAGGCGGCGTTCTCCATGATCCAGGATCTCCAGGAGGGCGGAGCCGCTGCGTCCGACGACGGCGGCACGCAGTTCGAGCCGGAGGACGCCGCGAAGTTCCGCGACTTCATCTCGGGCGCGCGCGTGCTGGTGGCGGCCACTGCGGAAGCTCCCGGGACCGCGGAGCAGGTGAAGCAGCAGATGCTTCGCATGGTGCAGGTGGCTGACGAGCTTCTCGCGCTGATCGAAGAGAACACGCTGCTCGACGACGGCGAAGACGAGGGCGACGCCGAGGAGGCGGGCGCGGCCGGAGCAGGGCAGTGACGCAGTCGTTCGACGTTGACGACGAGGCGATGCGCGAAGCTCAGGAGGAGCTACGTCGCCTCGAAGCTGCCGAGTCGTTTTCCCCGCCGGATGTACCAGCGGTTCAGCAGACGTACGCGCCTGCTGTGCAGCCGAAGCGGGGGTATGCGATCCCGGGAGGCACGGTGACGCGCGCGGCCACGGCCGCGCCGTCGCCGGAGCCGACGATCCCGCTGCATCTGTCGGCGGACCCGAAGACGCTGGAGGATCTATACGCGCTGTTCCCTGTGGGAGACGGCGACTACAAGCTCCGGATCGAGCGCAAGGCGCCGACGCACTTCCACGGCCCGTCGGGCGCGGTCCGCGTCGCTGGGTTCATCATGGACCTCGACATGCCGATCTCCATGACGGAGTTCGCCGCGCGCTTCGGCGGGCAGCGCTACGACGTGTCGGTGATCGGTCCGCCGAGCGCCGCGCAGCGCGTCGACTCCCTCGGCAACCGCGTCGTGCGGCTGCTCAAGAAGGTCGAGGTGTCGATCCCCGGCCCTCCGAAGCTCACGTACCTACCAGCAGAGTCGAGAGAGGAATCAATGGTGCAGCACCCGCAGCAGTTCGCCACGTCGCACCCCGAAGTCGAGAAGGCGAGGATCGAAGCCGAGAGCGAGCGCGTCCGCTCGGAGGCCGAGGAGCGCCGGAGGTACATCGACGAGGCGAGGAGCGTGGCTGCGGAAGCTGCGCGCACGCCCGAGAAGTTCCTCGTCGCCGTCCGCGAGCAGAACGAGCGTTCGATCAACGAGGTCAAGAGCCTCGCGCAGCAGCAGGTCGAACTGCTTCGCAACCAGAACCAGCAGCTGCGCGACGACTACTTCAAGGTCCGCGACGAGGCGGACAAGCTCCGCACGCAGCTGGTGCAGGTGCAGCATGACGCGGACCGGCGCGCTCGCGAGAGCGAGACGGAGAAGATCGCCGCGCTCAAGGCGGATCACGAGCGCGAGGTGCGGCGCATCCAGGAGGAGCGCGCATCGCAGATCGACAAGGTGTCGCAGCAGCACCGCGACGATCTCACGCGCCTGACGAACTCGCACACCGAAGAGCTTCGCCGCGTCGAGTCGGCAGCGTCGAAAGAGCGCGATCTTCTGGTCCGCGACATGGAGCGCCGCGAGGGTCAGTCGCAGAAGGACGCCGAGCGCGAGCGAACGACGATGCGCGAGACGTACGAGTCTCGTCTCTCCCAGCTGAAGGAGACGCTGGAGAGCCGGATCCGCGACATCCAGTCGCAGTCGGAGCGCGAGATCTCGGCGCTGAAGGACGCGAAGGAGCGCGAGATCGCGTCCATCAAGGAGTCGCGCGAGCGCGAGATCGTGTCCGTTCGTAGCCAGTTCGAGATGCAGGCGTCGGTCGCGCGCGACACGGCGTCGCTTCGCATCGAGAACGTCAACGCCGAGATGCAGCGGCTCCGCGACGAGATCCAGCGCCAGACCGCGCGCGCCGACGCGGCGGAGCGGGAATCGCAGGATCTTCGGGCCGCCAGCCACAAGGAACCCGCCCAGGCGATCGAGGAGGCGAAGAACATCGTCTCGCTCGTGGGCTGGGGACCGAAGGAAGAGGGCGCGACCCCGAGCGAAGAGGGCGAGTTCGACTGGCGCAAGACCCTGGCCAAGGCAGGCATGAGCCTCGTCGACAAGCTGCCGGAGATAACGCGCGATGTGATCTCCAGTCGGCAGCAGGCGGGCGCAGCAGGCGGGCCTCCGGGCATGCCCCCCGGGCCGCCTGGGCCGATGATGCTCCCGATGGGTGCGGCTCCGCCGCGCATGCTGCCGCCGCCCCAGGCTGCGGGATGGCCTCCGCCGCAGCAGCAGCCTCCGCCGCAGATGCAGCGCCCGTCGTTCGTCCAGGCGTTCCCGAGCCAGCAGCCCGTCATGCAGCCGCAGCGTCCGGCACCGATGGCTCCGCCGCCTGCGGGGTTCGCGCCGCCGTGGGCGCAGCAGCCTGCTCCGCCCCCCGCCCCTCGCCCGGCTCCGATGCCGACCGCGCCGTTGCCGTTCCCGACTGCACCGTCGGAGCCGCAAGGCTTCAGTGGGCCGGACCTGTTCGCGCCGAACCCGGCTCCCGCGCCCGCTTCGGCTCCCGCGCAGTCGGTCGACGTGAAGCCCGAGCACTTCGCGCAGTTCCTCCAGGAACTGGAGATCGCGATCCGCGGTGGCGTCGTGCCTCCGGGCATGTTCGCCCGTGGGTTCATCGACAAGGTCGGCAAGCAGAACGCGGTGGCGCTGCTCGGCATGTTCACGCCCGATGCGCTCGTCGCGAGCGTCCAGGCGCAGGAGCAGGGGTCGAGCACGGCGATCGTCACCCGTGACGGCCAGCGGTACGTACAGGAGTTGTGGGCGGCAGCCAGCCAGCAGCTGGCCTCCTAGCCTCGTTCTGTAGATACTAGGGCTTGCAGCGGCCCGTTCGTTGGAGCTACACTCCGACGAGCGGGCCGTTCAGTTTCGGCAAGCGAAGATGGCCTACAGAACCCTCACCGCTGGAGCGCACGTAAGCCCGACGCCGTTCCTCGGCGTTGAGCCTCGCGCCGCCGTGCGGGAGTACAAGGGTCCGAAGGACACCTTGGAGGTCATGGCCGCACACGCGCTCGGTGAAAACGGCGAGAAGCACATGCTCTGTCGTTGGTTCACCGAGTACGTAGTGCAGGATGTTCACCCGAAGGACTACCTCGGGGAGATCCTTGCCGTCCGCAACTGCTTCGTGCAGCAGAGTCCGTGGCGCGCGGGCACGCCGCTGTTCCGGTACTCGAACGACCCCAGGCACGTCGAACTCGTGAAGACGCCTCGGCGCATGGTCGAGGAGATCCGCGAGCGAGGCTGCACGGTGGTCGACTGCGACGACATCGCGTGCATGGCGGCGACCATGTGCCTCCAGATCGGTCGGGAGGTAGAACTGGTTGCGCTTGGCTTCGAGCCGAAAGTGTTGTCTCATGTCGGCGTCCGCGTGAAGGAGCCGAAGACGAGCCGGTGGATCTGGCTCGACGGAGTCGCCGGTCCTCGCGAGCGCGAGGCCGCGCAGCGCGCGAAAGAACTGATGGTGCTGAGTCTGGACTGAGAAGGAACCCAACCATGCCGATGCCGATCTTCCCCGTTGCTCCCGTAGCTCCTCCGGCCCGTCAGTTCGCTCCGCGCCCTGTCGGCCCGGTGAGCATCGTGGGCACGTCGGTGCAGAAGCCTGCTCGGCCTGGGATCGTGCTCGCGACGGTCAAGCCGGGCTGGCCCGCGCCGACGAGCACGGCCGTGATTCCGACCACCGCGAAAGCTCCGCTCAACGTCGGCGTGCGCGACTTCAACGCGGGTCGCATCGTCTCGGAGTCGATCTTCGGCGGTCCCGTGACGGTGGGAGACCCGGCCGTCACGACGCTCACCGTCAGCCCGTACACCGACAAGGTGGTCACCTCTTACCCGAAGGGGCTGCCTTCGGACGAGGGATGGACGGACATCTTCGGCGCGAACCACGGCGCGCGCGTGCCCGAGTCCGCGCAGGTCAGTCGGCGCAACCGAGGCGGCGCGTTCGGCACGCGCGTGAGCCTGGGCGAGCCGCCGTCTCTCGCGCAGTTCCCGTGGAAGCCTGCGGTTGCCGTCGCGGCAGTCGTCGCTTTGGTCTACTTCGGCACCCGCAAGAAGTGAAAGGAAGAACGTCCCGATGATCCCGACGTACCGCACCGCTCCCGTTCGACGCGTTGGCGTCATGCCGCCGTCCGCGGCTCACCCTGGTCTCGTGCTCGCGGAGACGAAGCCGGTGTGGCCTGCGCCGTATCCGCTCCAGGGGCAGCTTCCTGTCGACGAGCGGGTGGTGCGCGCGCTTCCGGCCGTGCAGACTAACCCTGGCCGCGTGATCTCCGAGAACATCTTCGGCGGTCCCGTGACGGAGGGCGACCCGGAGGTCGTGACGGTGCACGAGATCCCGTACCGCGACAAGATCGTGCCCCAGCAGCCTGCGCTCGCGAAGACCGAGGGCTGGGTCGACATCTTCGGTACGGTCCACGGTGAGCCGGTCCCGGCGCAGGGGCGTGCGCGCTTCGGTCGCGGCTCGTTCGGCGTTCCGCGCGCGATGGAGGGATTCGCTGGCGATGCGCCGTGCGCTGGTGCGCTTCTCGGCAAGATCTCGGACGCCGAGCGCGCCATCTTCGACGCCGCGGGCAAGTCATGCGACAATGGCGCTGGAACCGAGTGGTTCAACGCCTGGCGTGCCTGGGGAGCTACGCAGAAGGCCGCTGGCAAGGGCGCTGCGGAGTCCAGCCCGAGCGCCTACGCGCGCGCGATCGCTGCCGGATCGGCGGCCCCGCCCGCTGGGTGGAAGCTCTCCGCGCAGCAGTCCGCGCAGCAGTCGGCGGAGGGCGGTGGCGGCATGTCGACGATGACCAAGGTGCTGATCGGCGTCGTCGCCATTGGCGCGGTCGGCGCGGTCGCGATGAAGCTCCGGAAGAAGTGAGCGAAGTCGAGAAGCATGTACCCGAGGCACTCGAACCAGCCGTGGCCTGGCTACGTACCGCAGGATTCGCACAATCCTGACGGCGGGCTGCTGGGCCAGATCAATCCCGCAGATCGCGAGAGGCTTATGATGCAACACGGACGCAGTCTCGCAGGTCTCGGGCACACCGAGGGCTGGGCGGGCGACTCGGACTACGACAATCGCAGTGCCGAAACGTTGGAGAAGCAGGACGACGTCGTAGGTAGCGGCGTCTTCGACATGCCGGGGCACGCGAACACCGTGCACGCGAACCTCGGGGTGTTCGCGGACCATCCGAACCTGCCGGGATACCTCGCGCGCGAACTGCCGTTCGTGCCCTCGAAGGAGATCGAGAGCATCCCGAGCGGCGCGGAAGTGATCTCGATCCCCGGCGGAGGGATGACCTGGGGAGGCCGTCTGATCGGCGGCGGCACGTCGAAGCCGCTCGCGCCTCGTCTGCCTGTTGGCGGCGGCGCGCGTGCGGTCGGTGTGCCTCGCCCGGCTGCTGTGAAGAAGGTGCCGACGGCTGACGCGGCTCCGATGCGTCCGGTTCCGGTCGGGTCGGTTGCCAAGCGCCCCGTCGGGCCGCTCCTGCGGGAGCCGACCGCGCGGGCGACGACGCTCGCGCCTGCGTTCCCGCGCGTGACCGGACGCCCGTTCAACCCCGACGCGCAGCGCAACCTGTTCGCTCGGCCGTTGCCGCCCGGCATGGTCCGCCGTGCGGCTCCGGTGAGCGGGTTCGGTGAGGCGGGGTCGCCGCCCGGGCTGTGGGGCTACGTATTCGGCGGCATCGCGCTCGGCGCGTCGGCGGCTCTCTTCAAGAAGTACGTCCTCGACAAGAAGTGAGGCGCGCATGATCTCGTCCGACCGCCAGAGCATCTTCGGCGATACGTACGGCGGGGTTCCGAACCCCCAGATCCCGATCGAGCACCCGTGGCCGACCCGCTACCACGGGCCGATCTTCACGACGCCCCGCTTCGGGATGCCGTTCTCGGCTCGTCCGTACGCGCGGTCGCCCTACTCCGGGCTCGGGGCCAGCACGCCGTTTCTCGCGGAGTATCGGCTGGTCGGCGACATCCTGATCTGTGGCACGGTCGGCGCCGTTGCTGCGCTGGCCTACTCGTCACTCAAGAAGGGTGCGAGCAACGAAAACGTCGGTCGTGTTGCCGGTGTGGCCAGTGCGCTCGTTCCTGTCGCAGCCGCCGCTGCGCTCCTCGCTGCCTACTCGTCACGATGAGGGGTCCATGAGCAACAATCTGATCGGGTTCGGCTCTCTCGAAGGTCTCTCTGGCTCCTGCGGCTGCTCCGGTCGGCGTGCAGGCATGGCCGGATTCGGAGCCAGTCCTGATGGAATCGGCGCGGGTCCGGACGGCATCGGCGCTACCCTCGGCATGAATGGCATCAGCTTCGCGCCGCTGGCGATCATGGCGGTCATCGGTGGGACGGTCGGGTACTTCGCTGGTGGCATGACGGGCAGACGTCTTCGTGGGCAGAGCCCGGTTGTCGCTGGGCTCGCTGCGGGCGCGGCCACTGGCGCCATCGGGTTCGTGTTGACGTCTCTCACGAAGCGATGAGCATGTCGTACTTCGTCCCCACCGTGCGCTCTCAGGGCATCGGGCTCGACGTGCCTCCGGGCGGCGATACGATCGGATCGGGTGAGCTTGCCACCACGATGATGATGCGTGGCGCGTTCGGCGTGCTGCTCGGCGCCGCAGTTGCGCCGCGTGGCCGAGAGGGCGTCTGGGGCGCGGCGGGGTTCGTGGTCGGGACGGTTCTCGGACAGCCAGGTATCCTGGCGATGGCGCTCGCGTCGCTCTGGCAGAAGGCGCAGAAGTAGAGGAGATCATGGCGAAGATCGTTGGTTTCGGGCAGACCGGGTTCGTGGCGCGCATGCAGAAGGCGTCGCTGTTCGGCTACGAGCCGTTCGGAGCGATGGAGCGCGCCTACAGCCCGTATGCGTTCGCGAGCCTGGGAGAGGATGCCGGGCCGCCGCCTCCCCCCTCCCCGATCCAGTGCCCGGACGGCGCGAACCCGGATTTCAACGCGGAGACGCAGACCTGGGAGTGCCCGCCCAAGGTGTTCGACTGCCCTGGGGGGAAGAGTCCTGTACTTACCGGCGGGGTCTGGGGGTGCCCTGGTACGATTCGGTTCGGTGAGCGCGAGCAGATGCAGTTGTCCATCGTCAACCGATCCACCGGCCAGCTAGACCCGTCCAACTACGGGTTGGACAAGACGCGCGATGTTGACGGCGTCTGGGGTTCACGCAGCGATAGAGCCATCAAGAGCTATGCTAAGCTGCGTGGTTTCACTGAGCCTTTCAGCTGGCAGGTGCTCGACGCATTGGCCGCCGAGACGGCTTCCGCGCCTGCGATGCGTGATGCGGCCGAGTACAAGAAGTTGAAGGATCGCATCTGGTACGGTCAGGGCGGACCTGCTCCCGCGGTGTGTCCGCCGGGGCAGACTGGCAAGCCGCCGAACTGTGCGCCGATCGGGCCGAAGTCGTGTCCCGAGGGAACGACCGGTACTCCTCCGAACTGCAAGCCCAAGACGAACCTCGCCAGCGTTGTCGTCGGAGCGACGCTGCTCGCGACCGCCGTGGGGCTGCTCGCCGTCGCGGCTCGCAACCGTCAGGAGTAAGGTTCGTCGATGGCCCGAGGCGACATCCTCCGGTTGACGCTTTCGGGCAAGGACGTCGCCTCGGACGCGACCTGGGTCCCCGGCGCGTTGGCGTCGGAGTTCCCGGTGGACGTCGTCAGCATCACTCGGCCGGTCGGAACCGAGATGCAGGCCGTAGTCCGGGTGCGTTCGATAGAGCCGGTTTCCTTCGATGGGCACACGATCAGGGCTGCCGGCACGTTCGCCGTTCCAGGCGTGGAGATGCCGCAGGCGGCAGTGACCAAGGCCGAACTGATCGGTCACGACACCTCGAACGGCGGAGCGGCGCCTCCGCCTGCGTGGCTGACGGATGAGATGAAGTGGGTCGGAGCGGTCGCGCTGATCGCGGTGACGGCGCTACTTTCCAGCAGGATCAAGAAGCAGCCATGATGTACTCGGTGTTCGTGCCTGAAGAGGGGCTGTACCACTACTACGAGTCCGCCAAGGGCGTAGCGGTGAACGCGGATCTGCCTGTGCCGGGGCTGCCGTCCGATGCCGGCAAGATCGGCGTAGCGGCGATGGATGCCGCGCGACCTCTTCCTTCCGATGCGAAGCTCGTCGGTCAGGGGTGGAACGCCAGGGGGGTGCTCGCGTCGCGGCCCGCAGGCGTGTCCGGGCTCGGCGCGATCGTGGGTCCGGGGGCTCCCATCGGCACGTTCCTGCTGGCCGGCGTCGCGGGGGCCCTGGTGGGCGCAGTATCGGCATCCTGGTATAGCTACAGAAGCGGCGCGACCCCTCGTCAGACGAGTGCAGGTGCAGGCGCTTATGGCGCGGTCGTAGGTTTCGCGCTGGGCACGTGGGCAAGCAAGCAGGCATCATCATGAGCAAGCGCATCCGGACGTACGACGCAGAAGACGTCGCTCGTAGGTACGTGGAGGTGTTCAACGACCGGCCGGTGCGGCGGCGCACCGAATACGAGTTCGGCTGGCCCACGCACTGGCAGAACGTCGGAGACTCGCTCGCCGTCGCTTACGCGTCTGACAAGTGGAAGGACAAGGGCGATTACGAACTGTACAAGCATCTGGCAGAGAGCCGGAACCGCGCCTTCGTACAGCCGGGTCTTCTCAAGGACTGGGACACGAGCGAAGACCTTTCGGTGATCGGGCCTGTGGTCGACTTCTCGTCGTGCCCGATGCCGCAGCACTTCGCGACGCTGGGATTCTTCGAGGAAGCGAACCTCAAGCTGCACACGGGCGGAGACGAGTACGAGCCGAACTTCGGTGACGAGCGCGACGATCCGGACGCGGGCTGCGTCGCGATCGTCATCCGGCACGGGTACGTCGGCGCGTCCAAGATGCTCTGGTCGCAGGTCGGCAAGGGCAAGGATCAGCCGTTCCTGTTCATTTACACGAACAAGGACGGCCCGCTGATCTTGATCACGGGCGAGAAGCTCGACGTCAAGAAGGACGGCATCGTCGGATGAAGTCGGTCGGCCCGCTCGCGCTCGTCGTCGGCCAGCGGTACCGCGCCCGGCTGCTGATCAAGGCTCCGAAGCTCGTCGCCGGAGAGTCCCGCGTACGTACGGAGCTTGAGGGCGAGGGCTTCCGCCAGATCGCCTTCTTCGACAAGACCGCCCTGCCTGCGGACTGGCTGTCGGCCGAGCGCGATGACCCGTCGGGCTTCGGCAGCTGGACGGCGTACCTGGAGGGGGTATTCACGGGCGAAGAAGCGCCCGGAGCCTCCAGCATCGACGCCAACAAGAACGTCCAGCTGCTGGGCTTCTGGCCATACGGGCAGACTCCGGCTGTCCCCGGGCAGCCGCCCGGCCCGGTCGGCCCACCCCCGCCGATGCCGCCGTCTCCGCCGACGCCTGCGATGGAGTGGCAGGAGCGCGCAGGCGGAGTCGCTGCGCTCTGCGTGTCAATGGTCGCCGCGTACTGGCTTCAGAGCCGATGGCTTCGGAGGATCCGGTGAGCAGGCGTGGGAGCTACAGCCCGAACGAGGGTCGCAAGGCTCTTGCTCTGGCGCTCGGCGGCGTGACGCTGGTCGGGCTGGTCGGTTACGTGCTCTACCGAGTGGTTCGCCGGTCGCGCATGCCGCCTCGGCCACAGCACGACAAGCAGATCGGACCGGGCGCTCCAGGCGGTCGTCCTCAAGGCAGGCTTCCGGGAATGACCCTTCCTCCGGTCAAGCTGGACCCCCGGATGGCTCCCCAACGGTAGATACGGTAGGATATTATCCCACACGGGAACTTGACATCCGTCTTGATGGATGTTCTGTTTCCGTCCATGTCGATCCATCCCCTACTCAAGCCCGTCGTCTCCTGGCTCTTCGGCACGATGCTCGCGGCGGTCCCGCCCGAGCGCCTGTCCTACGGACGGACGTACGCCGAAGCTGTGGAGAGCGCTGACCAGACCAAGGCCCGGTACGAGGAGTTCGCCTCGGTCGTGGCGCGCGTCGCGTACGATCCGGCCGAGAAGCCGGTGTTCAGCGGGCCGGATGGCCGCGCCAGGACCGCCGCTCTGATGCTCTCGGTGGCGTTCTTCGAGTCCGGGTTCCGTCGGGACGTGGCCCTCGGTCAGGGCAAGCACGCCCGCGGCGACAACGGCCGAAGCTGCACGCCGTGGCAGTTCAACATCGGCGCGGGCAAGAACATGTACGGCCACACGTGCGAGGAGCTACTGCGCGATCCCGAGCAGGCTGCCCGAGACGCGCTCGGCGTCCTGCGCTCGGCCATGTACGTCTGCGCCGATCTCCCGGTCGAGGAGCGGCTCTCGCTGTACACGACGGGCCGCTGCGAGCCGGGGCAGCCTGGAGCGAAGGCGCGGTTCGCTACGGCGAGCCGGTGGCTCCGTCGGCGCACCGAGGTTTGGAGCGATCACGACGTCGCGACGAGCATCGAGAAGCCGGTCGACTCGTTGCCCTGACCAGTTTCGGCTTTCCCGGCGACTCGTGGTGAGATACGCTGCGGTCGATGGCCGACGGAGGACTCGGTAGCTACGCGTCCACAGCATCAGGGGAGACTCCGCCCGTGATGCTGTGGACTGAGCCGTCCGCAGACTCGTCGTCCGGCGCTCAAACGGCGGCCATCGTCCCGCAGGCGCAGGCGCAGGCGCAGGCGCAGGCGCAGGCCATGCCGACGCCGGACCAGTTCGCGGCGATGGCTCCGCCGCCGCCCCAGCGCGGCCCGTCTCTGGCAGACGACCTGCCGCCTGCGCTTGCGTCCTCCATCGCTCGGCCGCGTCCCGGTCGGGCGATGGGCATGGACGAGGCGCAGGCGACTGCGGATCGGACGCTGCTGGGAGCGTCGCTCGTGGTCGTCGGCCTGGGTGCAGCCGTGGGCGCGACTCGTGGCACGTTGTTCCACGCCATCGCAGGCGGACTCTGGGGCGGCGCTGCGATGAACGCGTGGCGAGCAGCGCGCCTTGCGAAGACGGATCGACGCGAGGCCGTCCTTGCGGGTACGTTCGCGATCGTCGGCGGGGGTCTGGCTAGTTGGCTTCTCTGGAAGCAGAACCGCAGATCTGAGTCGAAGGACGAGTGAACATGGGTGCGTCGAACGGGCCGACCTCGGCAGACACGGCGTCGAAGTGGGCTGGGCCGAGCGTCCAGATCTTCGTTGCGCTACTTACGGTAGGAAGCGCGTGGGGGATGCTACGGCAGACCGTCTCCGAGGCGCAGGCGCAGGCGAAGAAGATCCAGGACGACGTCAAGGGCATCCAAGACACGCAGGGGAGCCTCGTGGCGCGCATCACGCTGCTGGAGACACACAAGCAGGTGACCGAAGAGCGGCTCAACCAGATCAAGAGCACGCTGAAGGACATCGACGAGGTCACGCGCGCGCTGCACGACAACGTGCTGATCCTGTGTCAGATGTCGAGTTCACGCGACCGTTGCAGGCCGTGAAGGGGAGCACATGGGCGAGCAAGAGAACTTCGACGACGTCATCGACCAGCAGCGCGGCATCTTCGGTTCCGAGTGCGCCGGGCTGTGTCCGGCCCTGAGCGACCACGAGGCGCAGCGCAAGTCCGGATCGCCGGAAGGTCTGGTGGTCAACTTCGACTGCGCGCGCTGCGGCTCGCGCAAGGTGATGGTCATCGAGTGGCCGGAGATGCTGGCGCTCCGCGCTGGCGTGCCGCCGGTCGTCGCGTACCAGCGGTCTCAGGGGCTGCTTCGCGGCGCTCCTCTCGACTGGAAGTGGGACGGCAAGGAGCAGGTCTGGTGGCCCGCGCTGCCGTGTGCCCGCTGTACGTCCGCGCTGCTCGTGTGGCTGACGCCTTCGGACATCCAGCAGTCGCTCGATCTCGCCCGGGCGCGCGGGTTCATCCCCCCGAAGGTCGAGCAGGCGTGCCAGCAGTTCTGCGCGGCGGCGGTGCAGGCGATCCGGCAGCAGATGGGTCGGTGAGGTCGTGCCGACGAACGGCGTGACGGCGGCCCGCGCTGCGCTGGTCGCCCTGATCGCCGCGCTCATCGGCGTCATCGCCTGGCAGCGGAGCCGCTTGTCCGACGCGGAGGCTCGCGTGCGCGAGTTGAGCAGCGTGGGGCAAGTTTCTCTGCCCGACGGTACCGTCCGCGCAGCGGAGATCCAGACCGCGCCAGGAGGCGCAGACGAGTTCGCGTCACATCTCGGCGTAGATCTGAGCCAGATCCGCAACGACGCGGCGGCTCTTGGTGCGTCGGTGAACTCTCTCGTGGCTTCAACCGTTCGTACCTACGGCAAGACACAGGCGGGCCTGGCGTCGTCCGCCAGCGAAGCACGGCCAGCCGCAAGTGCCGCCGCACCGTCGGAGGCTCCGCCGGGTGTGGATCGGTGGAAGTACACCGAGTCGCGGCAGGTGCTCACGCTGACGGAGCCTGCGCCGGGCGGCGAAGTGCCCTGGGGCACGGTGGGCTTCAGCGCCTGGCAGCAGGCTCCCTGGGACATCCAGGTGCTGCCGCGCAGCTACAAGTCGTACACCGTCGGCGCGATCGGCTCGGACGGCAAGCGGCACGCGTACACGCAGTTCGAGATCGAAGTGGACGGCAGAACCTACAAGCTGCCCGTTGCGAACGCTCAGTACGTAGAGGACGAGCCGCCCTCGTCGTTCCGATGGAGGCTGACGCCCATGCTCGGCATCGGGATCGGCCCGTTCGTGCATGCGGCCGAGGGTGTTGCGGTCCTGCCGGGTCTCCAGTTCGCGCTCGCGAGCTACGGACAGCCGGGCACGTTCGCGACCTGGGTGTTCGCGGTTCCAGGTGTTGCGTACGAGCCGCGACTCGGCGGCCTCGCCCTGACGCTGGTGCCTGCGTACTTCAACATCGGCAAGCCGCTTCCGTTGCTAGAGAACCTGTACGTAGGGCCGGATGTCGCCGTGCAGTTCGGTGGCGGAGTCAGCGTGGGCGTTTCAGCTGGAGTCGGGCTGTGATGGAGCCGATGGAGCTTGAGATCGCGCGCGAGATCGTGCGCCCACACTGGGACGCCGTGCGCGACATCTACCTCGCGTACGCCCCTCCGGGGGAGTCGGAGGTTCTCGTCAAGATCGCGGGCATCGACTTCGACATCGATCCGAGCAGGCACGACTCGGTGCGGCACTTCGCGGCGTGCCGCGACGACGGGCTGCACATGGTGTTCGCGCCGCAGATCGTAGATCTCCCGACGGAGAACCTCGTCGCCGTGCTGGCGCACGAGTTCGGCCACGCGGCCGACTTCCTGTACCCGGCGCACTGGCGCATGCCGGACCACGGCCCGGGAAAAGCTGAGTGGATCGGGTCACCGGAGGCGACCAAGTGGGGCCGTCACTGGGCCAAGAAGTGGGCGACTCGAACCCGCGACCAGATCGAGTGGGCGGCCGACGGCATCGCGGAGGCGGTGACCGGCACGCATCTTACGTACGGCGGCCCGCTGATGATCCAGTGCTTGAGCGGCACCGGCATCGAGCGTCCCGCGGGGCTGCGTTGAACATGGCGGCTGCTCGCAGCGTCTTGTTGTAGGATCTCACCGTGAAGACTCGAACCCGAGGTCAGCAGCTGGCCGTACCTAGCGAGGTCTCGACGCTGGCGGCCGTGGTGATCGGCTCCATCGGTGGCATCTACATCGCCAAGCTCGGCGCGGAGCACCTGTTCGTGCACGGCGTCACACGGGAAGAGCGTCGCAACATCATGCTCGGGAGCGCCTGCGCCGCTGCCGTCATGGCGGCGAAGCAGTTCTTCGATCTGGACGCCGAAACCATCGCTCAGAAACTCGTAGATACCGTAGGTGGATGATGCCTGGTCCCGCGTTTCGCCACTTCTCGCCGCTGCCGAACAACCCGTCGGTCGAGTACGCGGCAGGGCCAGACGGCCACGGCCGGTACTGGATCTCCTGCCGCTGCCGCGTCTGCGGCCCGCAGGGTGACTTCGCCAAGCCCTGCTCGCTGCCGATGCGAACGATGCTCGTCGTTCAGCACTACGCGAAGATGCACGTCCACTGAACAATGGCCAGCGAAGCCCCGTTCCGGTTGCCCGAGGGCGACTACGTCATCGTCCGCAACGAGCTTCGCTCTGGTCGGGTGATGCTCGTAGTTCTGCCGACGTCCTTGACGGCAGAGGAGTCAGCCGAGGCGACGGCGGAGCTTGGCGGCGTGATCAGGTCGCTCGACGGGCATGCGTACGCGCCGCCTGGCATGGTCGGGCGCGAGGTGAACTGATGCAGCCGTCCGCGCTCGGTCTCACGCAGGCGCAGGAGTCGAACTTCCTCGGCCTATCGTTCCTCGCGCATGGCGTGGGCGCAGCGATCGGCACCTACCGGGGCGGCATGTTCGGCGGCGTCGCGGGGATGCTGGTTGGTGGATCGGCGCTGAACCTGGCGCGCGCGTACACGGCCATGAAGAACGGCACGCCGGTTGACGAACAGGAGGCCCGTACGATCGGTACGTACGCAGCGGTCGGTCTTGGCCTCGCCGCGTTTCTGGTGTATGAACAGAAGCTGGTACGTCCGAGGCGGTGATCGCATGAGGCGGAACGCGAACGCTGACCTGCTGACGGACGTGCTGACCTTCTCCGCGCTCGGAGGAGCCGTCGGCGCGATCGCGTGGGCGCTTCGCAGCCAGAGTGCCGCGAAGCCGCCGTCGGACGGGCTGCCGAAGATGGAGCCGTACCAGGAGGCTCCGCCGCCCGTCGGCCCAGGATCGGTCACGCCGATGACCATGATCCTGCCCGTGAAGGGCGAAGCGATCGATCCGTCGGACAAGATCGCGGCGGCGATGATCGACGCTGCGCGCCGCGACCTCGGCGTGCGCGAGACCTCCTACAACTGGGGGCCGCGTGTCGAGCAGATGCTGCGGAACGTCGGAGTCATCACTCCGCAGGAGTGGTGCGCGGCGGCCATCTCTACGTGGACGATGGGCGCCTTCAAGACGCTCGGTACACCTGTCCCGATGAAGGGCTCGGACACCCCGAACCTGCTCGTCCGCCAGTTCCAAGACCCCGCGAACGCACCCAAGATGGGCTGGGTGGATGGCGACGAGATCCGAACCGATTCGACAACGCTTCAACCGGGGATGATCATCTTCTACCGGGCGCGCACCAACCGCGGGTCCGCGAACCATGTGGCGCTGGTCGAACAGCGCATCGACGACACGTTCTACGGCACGATCGACGGCAACAGCGGCCCCGGCGAGGACATGGTCGCCCGATCCAAGCGTAGGTACGACGCTCCTGGGATCCTTGGCGCGGGGTACTTCCGTCCGGCGGCGATCCCGCCCGAGATCGTCTGATGGCGTCGCGCGAACCGAAGTGGATGCCGCTCTCGCTTGCGGCGAAGTTCGAGCCGATGGCCAAGGAGCGCGGCGTGAGCGATGTCGCGCGCTCCAAGCGCGGCTTCTTCACGCAGTACAAGAAGGTCGGAGGCCGGTTCGCGCAGCTGGATCCGTGGTGGCGCAACCGGCGTAACAACTTCGTGAACCGGCACATGGCGCAGGTTCGCAAGCACGGAGAGAAGCTGGTAGATAGCCAGGGAAGGCCGACGCGCAGGCACCTTGCGCTGATCATGTGGGCATACAGCCCGTTTCCCGCGAAGTCGCTGAAGAAGATGTTGCGCGAGTACGAGGCCAACCCCGCCGAAGCGTCCGCAGTCACGCTGTACCACGGCACCACGCGCGCCGCGCTGCCGTCGATCTTGGCTCGCGGCCTTGAGCCGTCTGCGGGATGGGGCGGAGCCGGAACCGAGGGCGTGTACCTCGCAGGGTCACCGCAGGGGGCGCTCTACTGGGCGAAAATGTCCTGGCAGTGCGAGCGTGGTGAGAAAATGGATGCCGAACGCTTCGACCGCGCCCACCCGGATCCGAGCAAGGTGCTCGCGGTGCTGGCGGTGCAAGTGCCCGCCGAGGCCGTGGATCGGCTGAAGGCCGACGAGGAGCAGTTCGAGGACTACGGTGTGGAACTGGACCCCGACGACTGGCAGGGGTCGCTAGTCGAGATCGGAGACGTTCGCTTCGAGGGTCACGTGCCCCCCGAGTGGCTGTCTGAGCGTCCGATCGCTACCATGATGCGGAGAAATCCAATGCCGCTTACGCAAGAGCAAATCGAGGCACTCGGCCAGGCGTACCTCAAGGGCGTCGACATCGCTGGGACGCCGAAGGCGCAGGAGATGGCCCGCGCTCAGGCGTATCGAGTCATGCAAGAGTTCGAGAAGCTGCGGCAGAAGATCCGGATCGAGTTCACGGAGCGCGACCCGTACGCCAGCTTCGCGGAGCTACAGGCGGATGTGCTCGGCAACGGGCACATGTGGGTCTTCACCGGGTTCTCGGACACGCCGCTCTGGTCGCCCGAGTTGAACTGGATGTCGCGCGCGGTTCACGACTTCGACCACGTGCTCGCGAACACGGACTTCTCCTTGCCGGGGGAGATCCACGCGTATCAAGTCGCGGTCGCTCGCGCTCCCGAACTGGAGCCGCTGTATCTGTCCGAGATCGCGCTCCAGGCTGCGTCGTCGGTCGTGCTCGGCGGAGTGTTCCCGGAGGGACCGCAGAAGCTGGTGTTCGCGGAGCCGAGCGTCTCGCGCGTCGCGCAGGAGTTCCGGCGCAACGATGGCGAAGAGGCTCTGGAGGAGCATCTGGCCGACCTGATGACTGTCTGGGATGCAGCCGGTGCGCTCAAGACGATGACGCCCGAGCAGCTGATGCAGCGCATGGGCGCGGAGGGCGTCGGCTATGACGAGGCGATGCTCGTCGTGATCTCTGCCATCCTTGCCGCCGACAAGCCGTCGTGACGTTCGCGGTAGCGTGGCTCGGTCCGGTCAGCGCGGCGCAGGTCGCAGGCGCGACCGTGCCTGGAGCATCGACTACCTACGTCACGTGTACGGGCGACGGCTCTCCCGACTGCTCGCAGATCGGCGCGAGTATCGGAGCCAAGGCTGGCGGCAGCATTGTGCGCGGGCTGCTGGCCCAGGCGGGCGTGCCCGATGGCGAGTTGATCATCGGCAGCTTCTCGGCCGGACACGAGATCGCCAAGCCCGCCCTGATGTCGGCAGCCGACCGCGCGCTGGTTCGCGCGGTGCTGCTGGCGGACAGTACGTACACAACGTGGGCGGACTCGTCCCGCACGCGGCCGACGCCGCCGGAGGGCTACGTCCGGTTCGCGCTCGACGCGCTCAGGGGCAACAAGCTCTTCGTTGCCACTGCGTCTCACAACCCGGCAGGAGCTTATCCGTCTGGCTACGCGACGCTCCATGCCGTGAAGGACGAGGTCGAGTCGCGCTCCGGCGTGCAGTTCCGCCGCGTGTCGACGCTGCCAGGGGTGTCCGTGCAGCCCGAAGACGTCTGGCAGGCGGGCAACGTCTGGCTGGCAGTCTTCGGTCCGTCGGTGTCGCACGGCCAGCACGCGACGCAGATCGCTCCGATGGTCTGGCAGGGGCTGCTCGTGCCCTGGCTCAGTGGCGGCGGCTCGGGGGGCGCGCTCGCGCGGCTACTGACGCTGCTCGTCTCGGGCGCAGCGGGCTGGGCCGCGACCACGGCCGCGCTGCGACGCCTGCGCCGCGCGTGACCCTGCACTTGGTCGAAAGTTGTCATACTTGACAACTCACGGTTGAGTAGCGAAGATGCCGAGTCGTGTCGGCATCCATGAACGAGTCGCAGCAGGAGGCGGTGTCCCACGTCAGCGGGCCGCTGCTGGTGTTTGCTGGTGCAGGCAGCGGCAAGACGCGCGTGATCACGCATCGCATCGCGAGCCTGGTCCGCCATCACGGGGTACCGGCGTCGCGCATCCTGGCGGTGACGTTCACGAACAAGGCTGCTCGCGAGCTTCGCGACCGCGTGGTGGCGATGCTGGCCGACCACGCCGAGGGACTCAGCGTAGGTACGTTCCACTCGATCTGCGTCCGAATACTCCGCAGGTACGCACCCGAGAGCGGTCGGCGGAAAGACTTCGTGATCTACGACGAGAACGACCAGGAGGCGCTGCTCAAGACCATCCTGCGCGACGAAGAGGCGCTGGCCAAGGAGGAGCGGCGCACGTGGCCGCCGGATCTGAAGCCCTCGCTGGTCGCGGACATGATCGAGAAGCACAAGCGACGGCTGCTCGTGCTGAACGACGTCGATGACAAGGACGAAGCCGGGCGTCTGTTTCGTCGCATCTGGTCGCGCTACGAAGCGCAGCTGGTCGCCGCGAACGCATACGACTTCGCGGACCTGATCGTGTACGCGATGCACCTATCCGAGCGCCAGGACGACATCGGCGCGTCGATCCGGTCTCGCTGGCAGCACGTGATGGTCGACGAGTTCCAGGACACGGACGAGCCGCAGTTTCGTCTCGTGCGCGCACTCGCGGCGGAGACAGGCAACCTGTGCGTGGTGGGCGACGACGATCAGTGCCATCCGCCGGGCACCATCATCCAGACGACGCGCAGCGGCGAGACCAAGGCGATCGAGGATCTGAACGACGGCGACGTCGTGGTGGGATGGGACCGGGCCGCGCTGCGCGACGGCCGCAGGGTTCGCGTAGGCAGGCGCGAGTACGAAGGCCCGATGCACGAAGTCACCGTCGGTGGCCGGACGGTGCAGATGACGTCGAACCACCGGCTCGTGTGCCGCTGGGCGGACCGGCGCAGTGACGCCTGCGTGGTGTACCTGATGTGGCGCGACGGCTTCGGGTTCCGGATCGGCTGGTGTCAGCTGTTCAACGCAGAGGGGGCGCTGCACCTTGGCCAGCGCGCCCGCCTGGAGAAGGCCGACAAGGTGTGGGTGCTCGGCACGTTCGACAGCCGCACGGGCGCGAGCGTGTACGAGTCGATCACGAGTCCGAAGTACGGGCTGCCGACGATCACGTTCGAGCCAGCGCACGGCGCGCAGCACATGACCGCGCAGAGCATCGGGGAGGTATTCGAGGCTCTGGAGGACGGCACGACCGAGGGCGGCATGCTGTCGCTCGGCAACCACGACCGTGGCCTGCTGTGTCTGGCGGACCACGACCTCAACTTCGACCTGCCCTTCTACCCGCTGCCGGGCAAGTCGTGGGAGAGCATGGGCCGCACGACGCTCTACGAGTGCTACGCGGCCAACCTGATGCCGGGGCTGATGATGCTCCCGGTGCCGCAGCGGCACGGCAACACGGACTGGGTTCCCATCGAGTCGATGGAGAACGACTGGTACGAAGGCACGGTGTACTCGCTCGCCGTCGAGCGCGACGAGACGTACGTCGCGGACGGCGTTGTCGTCCACAACTGCATCTACACGTGGCGCGGAGCGATGCCGGAGTACATCCGCAAGTTCCGCGACTTCTACCCCAGCGTGAAGGTCGTCAAGCTGGAGCAGAACTATCGTTCGACGCAGCGCATCGTCAACGGCGCGGCTGCGATCATCGAGAGGAACGCCGACTCGCGAGAGCCGAAGCGGATGCACACCGCGAACGGCCAAGGCGATCACGTCTGGGATGTCGAGTGTGACGACGAGCGCGAAGAGGCGCAGTTCGTGGCCGAAACGTCCAAGAAGCTGATCGACTCGGGAACGCAGCCTCGTGAGATCGCCGTGCTGTACCGCTCGCACGCGCAGTCGCGCGCGCTAGAGGAGGAGCTTCGCGCCGCCGATCTCCGATACAAGGTGCACGGCGGGTTCCGGTTCTTCGACAGGACCGAGATCCGAGACGCGATCGCGTACCTGCGCCTGCTGGTGAACCCGAGTAGCAACGTGGACGTCATCCGCGTGATCAACAGCCCGCCTCGCGGCATCGGCCCGAAGACGCTCGGCCGCATCTCCGACCTTGCTGCCAGCAGAAAAATCAGTCTCTACGACGCGCTGGAAGAGGCCGAGCGTTGGGCGGCGTTCGGGCTGCGCGAGCGGCAGGGCATCGCAGCGTTCCGGGCGCTGATCCGCAGCGGTCGCGACGCCGCAGTGGACGGTCGGCCTTCGGACATTGTCGCGGGCCTGATGGAGAACAGCGGCCTGCTCAAGTACTGGGTCGACGAGGCGGGCCGCCTGGGTGGCGACGGCAAGCAGAAGCAGGCCGCCGAGGCGCTTGCGAGGTCGCAGAACCTACAAGAGATGATCACGGATGCGGCCAAGTTCGAGGCCCGCGTGGGCGCTCAGGGCGACACGCCGACGATCGATGATTACGTCGAGCGCATCACGATGCTCTCCGAAGAGACCGAAGACGAGGACGAGCGGTCCATCCATCTGATGACGATCCACGCAGCCAAGGGGCTTGAGTTCGACGACGTCTTCCTGATCGGATGCGAGCAGGGGCTGTTTCCGTCCGGCAAGGCGAAGCCCGGCAGCATCGAAGACCACGAAGAGCGCAGGCTCATGTACGTCGGCGTGACGCGCGCGAAGAAGAGGCTGTATCTCACGCACGCTCAGGATCGCTTCCTGTACGGCAAGATGCAGTCGAACCGCCCCAGCCCGTTCATCGGAGACATTCCGATCGACTGCCGCATGCCGACCACGGCCAAGCGGATGCTCAACCAGCACAACGAGAAGAGGTCAGAGTGAGCGAGACGACGATCTTCCCGATCCGAGACCGGGTCGTGATCGAGCCAGTTTCCGACGACTCCCGGGTACACAGCCCGAACAAGTTCATCGTGTCCCCGGGCGCGATCGACAAGATGAAGCGCGGACGGGTGCTCGCCGTGGGCGAGGGGTTCCTCGCGCAGAACGGCACGCCGGTCGGCCTCGCGGTGAAGGTCGGTGACGTCGTGCTGTACGAAGAGCAGTCTGCTCGGCCCGTGCATAGCTACGGGAAGCAGTATGCTATCCTGCGCGAGCAAGAGGTTCTCGCGGTCGAGAGGGCCAGCAAGCAGGCATGATGGGCGCTCTGTCTACCAGCGACGAGTACACCGACGAACAGAAGGCCGCGCTGCTGCGCGTGTATCAGGCTGCCGCCGTGCTCGTGATGGCCTCGGTGAGGCCGCCCGAGAACCCGAGTCCCGTTGGCCCGCAGAGCGACGACGAGTCCGCTCCCCAGGCGTTCTTGCGGGAGATTCAGCAGGAGGCTGGCCTCGGAACGCTCGGTCAGGCACCGGAGGAAGAGAACGCCATCGGAACGCTTGGCAACGGAACCTTCCGTCTGGCACGAACCGCTGGATAGACGTGGTAGCTTCCGACGGATGAAGCCGACGAAGCCCTGGCCGTGGTTGGCGGCAGGAGCAGCCCTGCTGCTCTTGCTGCTCGTCGGTAGCGGGCAGTCGCGCGCCGCAGGGGGTCGTCCGCAGCGGGTGCTTGTGATCGGGGACTCGCTCGCGGTCGGGCTTGGCCCAAGGCTCAAGGCGCTCGCGATGGCCGACGGCGCATCCTACGTAGGCGTCGAAGCGAAGGGCGGTACGTCGGCGGCCCAGTGGGACTCGAAGATCTCCAGCTTGCTGCAGTCGCATCGCCCAGACCTTGTGTTGGTCAGCCTGGGAACCAACGACGCCGCCATGTCCGATCCGACGGTGAGCGCGGCACGTATCCAGAGGATCGTCGACACGGTCCGCGCATCGGGCGCGCGTCTCGTCTGGATCGGTATGCCCACGTTGCCGGAGCGGCTCAAGGCCGACCTGGTGCGTCAGATCATCCAGAAGACCGGCGTCGAGTACCTGGACTCGCGAGGTTTTTCGTTCGAGCGCACCTCCGACGGCATCCACGCGACGCCTGCCGGATACGCCGCGTGGGCGCAAGCGATCTGGTCGTACGTAAGAGGCGCATGATCGAGGCTGCCGGGATCTTGCTGGTTGAGCCGAGCCGCCAGAGCGTGTTCCTCGTGCGCCGGTCGCCCCTGGTGTCGGAGCCGGGAACATGGGCGAACCCGGGCGGTGTCGTGGAAAGCGGCGAGCATCCGATGGACGCCGCGATCCGAGAGACGGACGAAGAGACGGGCCTTCACGTGCCTCGACTTGTCGGGACGCCGCCGTCGTTCAAGATCGACGCGAGCAACGCGTCGCGCGATCTGCACTACACGCTGTATGTCGTGCTCTTGACTCCGGGTCAGGCCAAGCAGGTGCAGCGTCTGTGTCGCCTCAACTGGGAGAGCGACGCCGCCGCGTGGTTCGACATGCGCGCGCTGCCTGAGCCGATGCACCCTGGCCTGCTCGCTTCGATGCCGTACGTACTGAGCCGCGTCGCGGGGAACTAGCCGCCCGTGCTAGGCTGGCCAGCATGGGACCAGCGACCGCAGCCACGGCACCGATCATCCAGGCGCAGCCTTTCAGCCTCGGCGCGGTTCGGCCCTGGTCGCCGTACGAAGTGGCGGTGATCCATCAGGCGCTGCTCGACGGGGCCGCTGGGGTCTCGCCGTCAGCGCAGCAGATCGAAGCAACGCGGGCGCTCGCGCTTGCGGTCGCTGCCGCTCCGTCGTTCGGGTCTCCGTTCGGACCGGGGCCAGCCGTGCCCGTCAACTGGTTCTACTGCCTGGGCAAGAAGTGGGCGGAGAACCGGCTCGACCCAGGACTGGTCGGAGCCGTGCGTTCGGGGAGCGCGACTGCCGCGAGCTTCAGTAGCTGCGACTCGTTCGCAGCGTCCGGCAGCTACGCCGATCTGTTCCGGCACAACGACCTGCAACCCTGGTACGGCGCGGTGCAGCGTACGAGCTTCATGCAGCCGCCGGACGCCGTGAGCGAGCTTCGGTCGAGGACGCAGTACGTAGCAACGACTGGCAAGCAGCTGCTCGCTCTGCTCCAGCGGCTCACGAGCTTCGGGGGCGCTCGGATCGCGCTGCCCGCTCAGTTGCAGCAGATGATCGACCTGGCGAACAGCGCGCCTGCCAGCTTGATGATGTCGCGTCCGATCACGCTCGCTGTCGCCGTCCGTGATCCTGCGGGGCTTCAGACGCTGCTCGACATCGCGGCCGTCCTGCTGCCGATGGTTCTCGCTCAGGTCGCGGCGCAGACGGGCACGGTCACGCTGCCGCCGCAGGCCATCGAGCAGCTGCGGCAGACGCTCAGTAGCTACATCGAGGACATCGTGATGATCTGGTCCCCCGGCCAGGGCGCGTCGCTGATGCCGATCGTGATGGGAACCGTCGACCCGACGGCGCTGATCGGCATCGGCGCGGCGATGGGCTTCGGTGTTCCGGCGGGCCTGCCGCCGCAGGCGCAGGACGCGATCGCTGGAGCGATCGGCGCTGTGACGGGCATCTTGTTCCCGCAGCAGGGGATGCGCGGTCTGGAGAGCCATACGGGTCCGACCAAGCACCCGATGGCGACCAAGACGCGCGCGCAGCTGATCGCAGAGGCGCTCCCTCCGCCGCCGCTGCCGTCCGGCATCGTGCCCGTTCGCACTGTGAGCGTCACGCCCGGAGACGTAGACACGAAGAAGACGGTGAACCCTGTGGCAATCGGCGCGGCTGCCGTGGTGGTACTGCTGGCGTGACGCTCACAGTGCGAACGGGCACGAT